CTTGGGATGTATGGGAACTTACTGACAGATCTAGCAAAGAATACACTTATGTCGGGAGGTTTGGCTCGATTGGAGAGATAGCTAAAGTATATAATAAAAATTACTATAGTGTGTGGCAAATGAAAAACCGCTGGGAAAAACTTAAAGAGAACTATATACTGAATCCCAACAAAAGATCCATTCTGCTCCGAATCGAACCTGCTATTTAATGACCTTGAACGAGTGTCTAGAAATCGAATATCCACACTTGGTAGAAGCATCTCTGAAGATCACCTCAGGGCACGAGTTACATTTGGACTTGCTCCACTATTGTATCGAAGACTTGAGCAAAAAGCCAAACTTACAGGATATTGTAGATTCGGGTGGAATCAGATTCTACGTGGTAAGAATGATGATGACACAGTTCAGATCGGTAACAGGTCCTTTCTACAAAATGTACATGAACCATTGGAGTCGAGAAATCGAAGAAAGGGTAGATGAAATAGAAGAACACTTAGACGTGAAAAAGATAGAACAACTCTTACAAGAACTTCCCTGGTATGACAAACTCTTGTTTCAAACATTTGTAGATGGAGATCACTCATATTCAAGTCTAAGCCGAGCTACTGGAATCCCACGCACCAGTATCTCATTAACAATAAACCGCGTGAGAAAACACATAAAAAAGAACCTATAACATGAGCTTTCAATTTTTTAAAAATGGCAGAGAAATCAGCGCACCCCGTAGAATCAAATGGAGATTTAAGGGACACAACCAAGTATTTGAATCTAATCCAGAAAAACTAGATATCAATGCAAATTTCTGGCGTAAGAAACTGGGTATTCCAGCAGAAACTGGAATCCAAATCTATGAAGATGATTTTGAAATAAGACAAGAAGATGCAACAAATATTCCACTCCCTACTCCTGACCCTGCTGGTATCACTCAGTACGACGGGACTGTTACTGAACCCAGTGTACCAGAAGCTTCTGAGGATACTGTCGATAGTCCTAAACGTAAATATAAGCGGAAAGCCGATGAACTGTCCGATGTGTCTCCCAATGTGGATAACACTGATAACACTCCTGCTGAATAACTATGGACTCATCTCGATACCCTGTATGTTTATTGCAGGGTATCTGGGAGAACTTTTCTATAAAATAGTAACTGAATGAATACACTTCTAATAATCAATGGCGGAATGGGAAAAGCTATTCTCTTTACCGCAGTTGCTAAAGCTTTTAAAGCTCAGCACCCTGATTCAAAATTAATTGTAGTTACAGCTTGGCCTGATGTTTTCTACAATAATCCTAATGTAGATAGAGTCTATGCCGCAAATGAAGCTGCTTATCTGTATGAAGACTATATAGAAAAAGGTTATAGAGCAGTTTTAGAAGATCCCTATAATACATGGGATTGGGTAAAGCCAGAAGCAGATAAACATCTTGCACAGATCTGGTCAGAAATGCTGGGAGTAGAATATGGTGGTGAACAACCAGAACTCTATTTCACTCACTCTGAAAAAGTAAGATACAAAAACAATATCAAAATCGACAAACCAATTCTTGTTTATCAAGGACTAGGTGGAGCAAAACAAGATCCTAATGAATATGGTTGGTGGAGAGATATTCCTAATGAATGGGGATCTCAAATCTTAGCTCAGTATAGTGATCATTTTAGAGTACAAGTCGGCTTACCTGGAACTACACAAATCGAAAATGTAGATCAACTTGTAACCGGAATGGGAACAAGAGACTTTTTAGCTCTTTGCTATTTTGCAGATTTTGCTATCGGTGGAGATTCTGTTCTACAACACGTCAGAGGTTGCGGAAACAAACCTTCTCTCTTCTATGTAAAATCAGATAACATTATTAAAAAGCTGGGCTGGAAAAACTCTATTTTCAAATTACCGAAAGAAGAGAAACAGATTAAAGCAGGTAAATTTGCTTTCCGAGATAGAACAGATATTACTGGTATTGCATGGGAAGATCCTTTTATGAATCCATACGAAATTTGGGACTAATGTTTAAATACGAAATCATCGACGAACGAACTCACGAAACTGTATTCAGTGGTTATGCATCTGATGTAGAAGAAGTCTGGCAGAGACACTTCGAAGAGGGTGGCTATAACGAACACTATTTACTTGTCTGGGAACAAATTGATCTAAACTAATGGGCAGAGGTTACACAGGACAGAGCAAAGAAGATATTGCTATTAACAAGATGCTAAAGGAGTGTCGCAAACACAAAACTACAAAAAAGGCTCCGCGTAATCTATTGGAATCTCTGCAAGAAGTATTTCCCGATACATGGAGAGAAGAACTAGAAAAAATGAAAAGAGAACATGCAGAACAAAATAGAAATAAGTGAAGAGCTGAAACAAGAGCTCTTGATCTTTTCAGATCTAATCACAGCATCTAGCCGACTGTATTCAGCAGAAGATATCTCAAAAGTCTATTCGCTACATAACCGAATCCTCGGCAGTAACAAGAAACCAAATGGTTGTCCCTCTTGTTTAAGATCAACCCTCAGAGATCTACATAAAGTAATCAAAAGTCTATGATGAAAAAGATATATTGGTTTTTTTGGTGGTTATACAATTGTCCTGAAATAGTGTGGTTGAAAATTAAATCATTAAAGAAATAGTGAAAAAGGAATTCCGCATATTAGATGAATATGCTCCAGTCTTTTATTCAGACAAGAGCTATTATCTTATATCAGGCGGAAGAGCGAGCGGTAAGAGCACACAAATCGCAGCTTATTTCTTAATCAGGCTAATGGGAGATGAATTCTTTCGTGGTGTAATCTCTCGTTACACACAGAAAAGTATCAAAAGTTCTATCTACAGAGATATCCTAGATCTTGCAGAGCAATGGGGTATTAAATCATTTCTGCGAATCGAGGGTGATGAAGTCATTAATCCCTCGAACGGCAATATGATTATTACTCACGCAATGCGACTTGCAGATGGCACAATGACAGCTCGAGGTAAAGGTCTAGCCCGAGTTACTCATCTACTTATCGATGAAGCAGTTGAATTACCCTCTGAAGAAGAATTTATTAAGCTGAACGACTCATTCAGAACCAAAGGAGTAGAAAGAAAAATCTTCTTGCTCTTCAACCCAACTACAGTAAGACACTGGATCTATAAGCGGTGGTTCATAGACGGCAAGCCAAATCCAAAATGGTCAGAAGATCATGAATTCATCCATACCACATATCACTGTAATGTAGAAAATATCGATCCTAAAAAAGTACTTGAATGGGAACGAATGAAGGAGATCGATCCCGAGTACTATAGCCATCATATTATGGGTTTATGGTCTGAAGGTCTACTCGGACGTATTTTCAAACACTGGCAATTCGAGTACTCACCTGATCCAGAAGCACAAATTTTCTATGGATTAGACTTTGGATTTTCAAACGACCCTACAGCACTTGTCGAAATCAAGAAAAAAGGTAACAGGATCTGGATCAAAGAACTACTCTACGAAACGGGTCTAACCAATGAAGATATTAGTATCATGCTCGAAAAGGGGGGCCTGAAAAAGACAGCTCTTATCTATGCAGACTCAGCAGAACCCAAATCTATTGAAGAGTTAAACCGAATGGGCTGGAGAAACCTCCAGAAATGCTACAAGGGACCCGACTCTATCCGTAATGGTATTAATAAGCTTCACCAGCTCGAGGTCTTCTGCGATCCCGCTTCTAAGAATCTTGTCGATGAATATAACCTTTACTCTTGGGATAAAACAGGAGAAAGACCTGAAGATCAACATAACCACTTAATGGATGCTCTGCGTTATGGAGTATCTAAAATGGAAAACAATGCCTCGTACGGTTTCTACTCACGAAAACGAAAAAGTTTTGATGAAGAAGGACTACCCTTGGAACCTATAGATCCTACAAAGAAACTATACACATACAAATGAAATCAGAAGCAGAACTTTTCGCAGAATGGGTTGCAGAAAATCACTATCACCTGTTCAACATAGATTTAGATGGAACACACTACTGGTACAATGAAGAGGGTGTTAAAACTACCCAGACACTATACAAAGAATTCATACACACATTAGAAAACAACAAATGAGTATCAATCAGATTTTAAACCGAAACCAACTCCCAGATGTTCACTCAAAAATCCCATCATGGGTAATCAATCGTGAACAGGATAAAGAAAGACTCGCTACATTTAGACAAGAAATGATGAAAGTCGGCTATACAAATGTAACGAAATGGACTGCAATGGAACATGAACGTGGTCAAACAGGTCTCGGACTTACTCTGATCTCAATCTTCAATGCAGCTCATAAGTTCTCCGAAGAAACTCGTGGACCTAATATGTGTCTTATCTTCGAAGATGATTGCCGATTCACATGTGCACAGTCTTATCACTGGTTCTGGAAGATGTGGCAACTCTTACCACCCAACTGGGATGTGTTACTCGGCGGAGCATACGGAGTCGAAGCAGAATCTATTCCATCAACTCCCTACTTGAAAAAGGTAAAGAGTTTCTCTGGGTGCCACATGGTCTTATGGAATAGTTTTGCAATGAGTAAAGTAATGAGAGATTATGATCCGCACTCTCCCCGTGCAGTATCTCATATCGATAGATTCTTAGAGAGGGCAGATCTGAATATCTACTTATGTGATCCACAAGTCGCAGTACAAGAAGCTGGGTTGCAATCAACAATCGGACCTGGAATAGTCCCAGACCGATTTAGTAAACAGAATCTGCTAACACCAGCAAAGTTCAGAGATGAACTTGCTAATATGAAAGATAACTCAGTTATCTTTAGAACAGAAGCACAGGGTAGAAACTAGTAGTTCAAAACATACAAATCTAATATCTAAATAAAAAGGAAGCAATGGCCGTATACGCTACTACATATAGCAAACTAATCGCAGCACTAAAAGAGCTTGCACTCTCTGACATGGCAGTAAAGTCTTTCAGAGTCGGACCTCTTTCGGACGTAGAAATTGCAATGAAAGATGATGATGCACAAAAGCAGAACTCTTTCAAATATCCCTATGTACATCTCGTTCCAGTGAATGCTACAATGAACGGGAGATCTACAATCTTCTCTTTCGACATGATCATTATGGATCTAGCAAAGGACGAAATCGATCTCGAAACGACAGTACACTCATCTACTTTAGAAATCACAAGAGATCTCTTGGCCAAGTTTAATCAAACTACTTGGACCGAGTTCAGATACAATGTACAGCTTCCAGCTACGACTACTCCTTTTGTAGAAGGCTACTTAAACTCGGTAGCTGGATGGACAACCCAATTAAATGTAGAAGCCATCACACCACTTAACTTGTGCGATGCACCATTTGTATAATGGCAAGAAAGACTCGTTATATTACAACCACTGTAGAAGATTCAGTTCGTGAATCTCTAAAGTTCATTGGTGATCTGATACTTGATATCTACAGAGATAAAGTGCCTGTGAAAACTGGAGCTCTACGTAGATCTTTATCTTACAAAATAGGAGTAATCGGTGGAACATATACATTGTCACTCGGATATCTTTTATATGGTGCTTTTCAAGACTTAGGTGTTAAAGGAACAATGGGATCGTTTGCAAGTGCTAGGAATTCACCTTTTCAATTTAAATCAAAAACAATTGGTGGCAGCTTACCCTTTGCAGTACGCAGAGAAATTGCAGAAGCAGGACTCAGAGCCAAGAATTGGACAGAATTAAATGAACAAGATCTCGAACAAATAAATGCAGATATTCAATTCTTATTTGGAAAAACTCTAGATGAATTGTTTCCTGTAATATTTGAAACGTTAGAACAACCAAGAACACAATCAACAGCATGATAGAATTTAGCCTCGATAGAAAAGAATACACAATCGGTGATGTAACCATCGAGCAGTACTACAAAATTGTAGACTTGCTGGTACTTACAGAGACTACACAAGCACAGTACGAAATCGTACACATGCTTTCAGATGCACCAATAGAAGATCTTAGAAAACTGGGTCTAGGAGAATTTACACTCCTGTGGAATGAAGTACAACGCGGACCCTTAGGTCTAGATGATAACCCACCTCTGGTAAAATCTTTCTATATCGAGAATCAGTGTTATGCTTTCTTGGACTTAAATAAGATGACTATTGGAGAACTTGCAGACATGGATGTACTGCGACAAGATCCACAGAGAGACAAGAAGCTACACTTGATGATGGCTATTATGTACAGACCAGCAGTAGAAATCTCTAAATCATGGTTTAAGATCGAAGATTATGATTCTGAAACACTGGAACTCAGAGCAGAACTCTTCAAGACGATGCCTATCAAAAATGTAATGGGAGCTATCAACTTTTTTTTTCATTTCATAAAAGCCTCTTACGAAAGTATTCTGGACTCTTTGGCCTCGACGACGGAGAATCAGGAGGAGAAGCAGAGAC